CCAATAACTGTTGGTTCAACGTTGACATTATTACAACTCATATTACCTCGAAATATACCAAGAAAGTCTTTCGACTTCCTGTTTTAATTCTTCTTGAAAGCTTGTATTTAATTGATCTTGAACTGTACGAATAGCTTGAGCTATCTGTCTTTGGTTTTCTTGTCTATATTCAGGAGTAGGCTCAGGAATACCTGCATTAATTTTAGCCATGTAATGCTGCTCCTCTTTCTTTAGATGAGAATCCAGGTTGTGCTCTTAATGCTTCTAATCCAAATATATCAGGTTCCATTATCCCCTCATTCCGTCAGGTTGTACATCTGCTCTAAAGGTACCAAATCTCCAGTTTTGATCTGTTGAGGTGTTTGCAATTTTTAAACTAGCAAACCTAGACCTAGCACGGGTATCTATTTTATCAGTTGAACTATTTATTGTAAAGGGTCCAAGGGGTGAAGACACTGCTCCATCAGCAGGATAATCTCTTAAATTAATTGTTATTTGAGCGTCACCTGTTAATAATTTAAAGTCTGGTACAAATCTTCTCATACTGATAAAGACCTCTCCTTCACCTAAATTAAAATCACCAGATTGAATAAATGCAGGTATTGCTGTTTTAACTCCAGTTGCACTAACTTCATTATTACCAACTTCATGAGCATAATAAGTAGATGCCCCGTTAGCATTAGTTACGCCTTGTATAGTTGGATAAGTTGGAATTCCTGTTGCATTAAATTTAGTAGCATATGGGTTATCATACAATGTAGCATCTGCCCACGAAGTTCTATCCATAGAACCTGTAGTCCAAACATTTTCCTCGTAATTATAAGATACCACTCTATCAACTTCTTCTGATCCTGATTTAGGGTAGAACCAATTAATCTCACTGTATAAATGATTTAAACCTGCATAAACAACCTCTCCAGAATTATAATTAATACCAAGATTGCTACCTTTATTAGTAAATACAAAATCTTCAACTAAACAAGGAACAGCTTTTACAGTTCCATCATAAACAAAGAAACCACCTGCTTGACCCATCCACCATACAGCACCATTAACATATTTAATTGCGTGTTGGCCTATAGCTCCACAATTACTTCCTACTTGTCTAATAGAAAAAGTGAATGGTGTTCCTACAAATTGCATTACATATGCAGACGTATCTGTAAGAATTAAAATATAATCTTTAGCTTTTGCTGCACCCACTATCTTAACTCCGGAGTCTAGTCTAAAAGTACCTGCAGTATTAATTGATGTTGGTGTATAATCTGAAATATCTTCTTGATCAGAAAATCTAATAAACATTTTATCTTGTTTAGATGGATCACCAATTGTAGTTTCAGTTCCAAGAATAATTAAGTGTCTATCTCTTTCAGATACGATAGACATTACTGATTTTGTAGGTGCACCGCTAACAACAGTTGCTCTAGTAGTTAAAGCATTAGGATCTGCATTGATAGGATTCCATTTAAATGTTTTACCGTTCTTAACTGTTGCAATTAATATTTGTCCAAAGTTATCTAAAGACCATGACCCAGGATCTAACACAACAGAAGAAGTTGTGGATGCCGAACCCCAAGTTCCTCTCGACCAAGAGCCTGTCCCCCAACCGTATCCATAAGTTTGTGATAATGGACCAACAGTTGCATAAGGATTGATATCCGCAGAACCACTCGCAGAAGTTGTTGCAGTTGCAGCAGCAGCCATAGTAATTGTAAACGTGTCTGCATCAGGTGCAGTCACTACTTGAAAAGTGTTTGTTTCAAAATCAGCAGCTACATAACCAGCACCTGAAGGTGGTGTTACATTTGTAAAAGTAAATAAATCTCCTGCATCTAATCCATGTGAATTATAATTTACGGTAACCGTTGCTGAAGTATCTGTAGTATCGAATGTTGCACCTGTAAGTGCTGTGTCAAGAGGAGTAATATCATAAAAAGCACCTTCGTAAAAAATAAATAAACCTTTGTTTGTTCCTAAAGCAGCATATCTTCTGCCATCTAAATCTGCCCATACTAATTGTTCTCTTACAGCTCCAACTAATGTATCTCCATTAATTTGTTGCCAACCACCAATTTTTTCTGGTAAGCCGTATCTAAATCTTACAAAGTCACCATCTGTCCACTGCCCTTCGGCTCCTGTTTCTGTGACTTGTTTATTAAATCCTGGTCTTATCTGTACGTTTGTTAAAGGCATAAGGTATTATACCTTATATTGATTAATATTTAAATATATCACTATTTGGGTTCTTTTCCCTCAACAATATCTTCTGGTAAAGTTTGAATTTTTTTAACATCTTCTGAAAAATTTTGATTAAATGTAATTACCATTCTTACTAAAGCATTACCAAAGTGTTTTAAAGAAATTGGATCAAAATGTAATTTTTTGTGTTTTTGTATTATTTTAATTTCTTCGTCTGAGAAATTTATATCACAAGATCCATCTTTATCATATTGTCTAAAATTCATTTTTGTATACCATAAAATAATCTTTTATCCTTAGCAAAGGATTTATTTACTCCATTAGCATCAACGTAGTGTAAAAAACATTGAGCATGCCAATCTCCTTGAAACATATCTCGCCAATGTTCAAGTTCACAACCTAAGTATATTATAGCATCACCAGGGTTTAATTCAATCGAGTTTCCTTCAATATAAATAGGCCAAGAAGTCCCATCGCTTGCGATATAAACCGTTACACTAATCTCGCAAGATTCTCTATCTTTATGTTTTTTTAATTCTGCTAAATTTGTGTACATCCTCCAAAAAGAATAAGTCGGTAATAATTTTTTACCAGTTTCTTGTTCCATTTTTGTTTGTTTGCTTAACATTAAAGATTCTATTGTTGGATCTCCATAAAAAAAAGTATCTCCTGTATCACTTTGCAAAACATCAAAACTATCAAGATTAGTTTGATGTCTCATTATACAATAATTTCTTAATAAAGAAATTTCTTCTTTTGTTAAAAAATTAATAATTTTTTTATATTTAAAATCTTTTCCTATAATGCCCATGATACTATCGAATATCTAGTTCCCTTTTCTACTGGGGTTACGCAATGAGGGTACAAAAAATTGCTTGGCCATATAATCATTCTGTTTGAAATTTTATTAATTTTTAAATTGTGTTTTTTATCAGGTGTTTCAAACAATAAATCACCCCCTTCATAATTATCATTTACAAAAAATATACAACTTAAAGTTCTTGGAATTGCTCTTGCATGATCAACATGAAAAACATAATGACCTCCTTTAGTATATTTTAAAAGTTGAATATCATCGATTCTTGCACCACCTACTGTTTTTATTTGATCTTGGTATTTTTGTAAATATTTAGTAAAAATATTTAAAAAAAAATTACTCCAATGAATGGTAGTTAAACTTTCTTCATTAACATTTTTTAAATGCCAAACTGTTGTATTTCTTATTTTAGAATCTACTAATTGTTTACCCTCTCCTATTATTAAAGCTTCTTCAAATTCTTTTCTATTTTCACAAATCATATTAAATTTGTTAATAATTTTTTTAGGAAGGACATTGTCAAATATTCTTATATAATAATTTATATTTGTTGAATTAATTTTTACTTCCATGATTTCTTAGACCAAAATAATTTTTTATAATTATCCATAAAATATTTAAAATAATAAAATGAATTTTCTTTAAATCTTTTAAAATCTCTGTTCTCTATTTTCATTTTCCATTTTTCTCTTTTAAATGGTATAACTTGTACATAAGGAGTTCCTACTTTAATAGTTGAGTTTAAAACAGGGTATTTATCACCGTTTACTACAAAAGGAAAATTAATTTCTCTTTCAAAAGTATCTGTATCTACAATTCCTGGCATGATTGAAAATCTATCATCTGTATTATTTAAAGGTGGAACAAAAAGTGTAGAATAACCAGGAGGTGTTTTTATAACCCATGGGTTTAAAATTTTATGAAATTTAAGATTTTTATTTTTTTCAACATATGGACTACCTTCTAATTGTTGATAAGCATGACTTTGTTCTTGTCCTTCATAATTTAAATTTAAACCCATACTCATTTCAGGGTCCCATTTTAAAGGTGTATTAGCTCCAGTTTTTCTTTCACCTTCAAATTCAATATTATGAGTTATATGATAATCCACAGGCATTTTTAGTAAATAACCACAAGTTAATGTATCTAAGAAAGGCATACAACCTTTTACAGTTTTAAATCGTGTTGAATGTTCTAATTTTTTAAACCATTTAGGAATATTGGTCTTTATAGGAACAGGTAAAATATCTTGATTGTTTTTAATATAATCTTCTCTACAAATAAATTTTATAATATTGTCAAACACCTTTGGTGCTTAACATTTATTAAGGTATTTGTAAAGGATGGAAAAAAGGAATAGAATTATTATTACAATATTCTTCCCAACTACTGTTAATAGGATAAGTAAGGGTAGAAGTGTCTAAACTATCCAAATAATTATAATAAGAATTTATTTCATCATATTTAGAATTATTCACACAAAAATCTAAAAAATTTTTTATGTGTATTTTAATATTAGATATATATTTATCTAAACTATTTTTATCAGTAAAAAATTTTTTTTCTTCTAAAGCAATTATTGTAGCGGTATTGCCATTAACTTCAATTAAAGCATTATTAAGTTTTATATTATTAAAATCAGAATCAGAAATATTTATAATTTGATAAGCTTCATCACTTATATTTAAACTATTTTTATCAGTATCGTTTGCTGCAATTCTGTGAACAAAATTATTAGCACAAATTAAATAAGCCATATTTTATCTCCTATCCTCCATTGTCCCATAAAGATAACCCACCAGGTGATCCAGGACTACCATTTTGAGCATTATTTTGTGCGGGCCCTAAACCGAAGGCACCACCATCAGAAATACCTGGACCATATAAATAATATTGTGATATGTTTCTAGTTGCACCTGGTAAACTTCCAGCACTTCCAGTAGGTCCTGCAGTGTTTGCAGTTCCTCCAGTGCCACCACCACCACCGTTAGCTGTGAATAAATTTGTAATAGTTGTTGCTCCACCAGAAGCTCCTGGCTGTCCAGGATTGTTACTTTGTGAGTAGTCTCCTCCAGCTCCTCCTCCACCAATCGAATAAGGTAGTGGAGTACCTCCTGTTAAAGCTCCAGTAATGAAACCAAAGCCTCCCTTTCCACCAGTTCCACCTCTCTGCTCTTTAGGTCCACCGCCACCGCCACCGCCTGCCCAAACATAAGCATAATACTCACTTGCATCAGCAGGGATTGTGTAAGTTCCAGAATTTGGACCTCTTTCTTCAAATTTAGGTAAAAACCCTCCACCACCAGCAGAACCAGAAGAAGCAGCAGTAATTCTTCCGTCAGCATCGACAGTAACGGTTGCTAAAGTATATTCTTGAGCTGTAACTCCAGTTGCAATCAATTGATTTGATCCAACTGAATCAGCAGCAAGTTTGCTTTGTGTAATTGTAGATTGAGCAATGTTATTTCCAGTAACAGCGGATGCTGCTAATTTTGCAGTAGTAACATTTGATGCTAAAATTTTGTCAGTAGTAACTGCGTTGTTAGAAATTTTTGCAGCTGTAATTGAGTTTGCATCGATTTGAGCAGAACCAATAGTTCCACCTAAAGTGTTTAATGCAATTTCATTTAAATTCGTTCCATCAGAATAAGCAGCAACGATTGCAGCTTCTCCTGCAGTGAAACCAGTTCCAGTTGCAGTTTTAATTGTTAAATTTGTTACTCCAACTACAGCAGATAAATCTATAATGTAAAATTTTTCAATTCCATCTGGAATTGTTACAGTAGATGCAGTTGTTAAAGTTCCAGTAAATTTAAGAACCATATTTCTTGCATTGGATAATGCAGCGTTAGACATTGTAAGAGCTACAGTGCCACCATCAGTAAGTGCTATTGATTGATAACCTGCAATTGCTTGTTGAATTAAATTTAAATTGTTGTTTGTATTAATACCCCATGTACCAGCGTTTTCGCCAGTGGCCATTAATTCGAGTTTTAGATCTGTTGAGTAACTAGATGCCATAAATTTTTTCTCCTAAATAATTATAATTTTACCTTAATCATGCTGCTAAATCAACCTCTGTCCAAACATTGTTTACCCCTAGATTAATCTCTTGCCAAGCTGTTACTTTAACTTGACCTACTGAGAAAGTAGCTGAAACTCCAGTTGGTTGAACTAATGCATTACCTGTAACTGTAACTGAACCTATAGATGAAGTCAATTCTATACCAGAAACTCCTATGATTTGCCCTGGTATTTCTTCAGGATTTCCAAGGCTACCTGTTAACTGTTGCCCTGTAACAGGCTCATTAGTAGACTGTAC